GTTGGCTGATTACGCGTCCGGAAGGTTCTTGTCTTCCGGTGGTTCTTCTTCCCCCCCACCGTCCTTGGCCTTGGCCTCGGCGATCAGTTCTTTCAGCTTTTCAGGGCCGGTGGCATGGTGTGGCTTCAGGCCAAGTGCGCGAGCTTCTTCGAGCAGCGCCTTTTGGTCATCGCCGTCCTTGGCCTTGGCCTCGCTGCCGCCTACCTTTTCCAGCCACTGGCCAGGCTCGATGCCCGGCTCCAAGGTGACCAGAGATTCGTCGCCACGATCCGGGTAGACCAGGCGACCACCGATGTAATGAGGAACATGAGTAACGCGATATTGCTGGCTCATGCTGCCTCCTTACACGGTGTAGTTGCGGTCATAGGCGCGCCACGAAGCAACATCGGTGGTCAGGAACGCATCGAAGTTACCTGCGGTCAGTGGGCCAGTGGCGACGGTGTAGCGAACGCCAAGGTAGCGCTCGTAGTTACCGGCCGGCAGCTTGATGGCAACCATGTTTGCGCCAGGCGCCATATCTGCCAGCGCAAAGGTCTTGCTTGTGAAGTGCACGGTTGCCGAGGTTAGGCCGACGTTATCGTCGGATTCCAAGGTGACAGTGACGGTTGCGGCGCCAGCGGCGGTTGGCTGAACAGTGGTGGTCACGACCAGATACACATCCTGACCGGTGCCGATATCGCGGATCGGGTTCTTGCCAGAGCTGTTGCTGACCAGATCCATGACGTTGGTCGAGATCGCGGTAGCGGTGACCGCCTGGGCGTCCGAGAACTCTGCTTGCTTGTCGACGTACATAAGGGTTTCTCCTGTGTGGGTGACGCGCCGTTAAACGACGCGTGCTTCCGAGTTGAGCATGGCGTCGACGCGACGCACAGGGACTTCACCGAACATCAGCGCTGGCTTGCCTGCAACGTTGTCGTAGGACAGGGTAGAGGCGGCCACCTTGTTCACGGTCTGACGGCGCAGGAACGAGCGGATGCGGCGCGGAACGTAGAACACCGGAGTGACGCCGTTCAGGCTGTGGATCAGTTCCAGGGCCTGGGTCATCAGGTCGATGATGTCGGCGCCGGCGCTGGCGTTCTTGGTTAGGTCGCTGTTGTCGATGTTGGCGATACGAACGGCATAGCGCCAGTCATGCACAGCGATACCGGCCTTCCACTGGTACTGGTCACCATAGGCACGGAAGCGGTTGAAGTTGGCATCGAACGCGTCGATCTCGCCAAGATCGTTGTGGATCAGGCCTGCCTGAGAGCCTTTCGGGTAGATGCCGTGGATGGTGTTCGCGCCCCAGCCGATCAGCCAGATGGACGAGTTGTCGGTGCCGGTACCGCCAGCATCGATCACGTTGTCCTTGGTTGCTGCACCGCCGACAGTGGTCGGCACGTCGTCATAGCGCGGCGAAAGACCAACGAAGGCCTCAGGGGTAGAGCGGTCGCCGTAGATGACCTGTTGCTGCATGCGCTGGTTCATGGCTTCGAGGTGAGCCTTGGCCTGCAGAAGGCGGAACTGCGGGGTATTGCCGTTCAGCATGGCCAGGTCTTTGTCGATCTCGGAACGTGCTTCCAAGATGCCGCAGGCCTCGTCCAGCTGCGCAGTGGTCGCCTTGCTCGGTGGCACGCCGCCGTTCAGCTTGCGCCATACAGGCTCAGGCAGGCCGGTGCGAGTGGTCACGCGGTGGCCGGTGGGCAGGTTGCCCTCGTACCACGGCATGTCGAGTAGCATTTCGTTGTCCTGGCTCAGCAGTTCCGCTACTGCAGCGGTCTTGCCGTCAGGGTCCAGGGTTTTCGCCACGTCCAGCAATGTGACTTTACCGGTCAGAGTTGCCATAAATCATTCCCCTCAAGTGGTTTGTGGTTACTGCTGTTGCATGGTTGGCCAAAGCACCGCTTCAGGTGGCTTCGGACCGGTGGATCTTTCGCCACCGTGGACCATCGTGTCTTCGCTGATGCTGGACCCGATAGCGTGGATGAATTTGAAGAATTCGGGGTGGGAACCAAGGGCAGAGTAATTCAGCAGTTCGCGCAGCTCAGGGCTGGCGAACTTGGCCATGACGTTCTGCGTAACCTTCAGCGAAGCTTCGAAGTTCTGGCCGCCGATGTCAGGAAGCTCCTTGCACAGATTGCCCCAGTCCTTGTTCAGGTTGACGATCTGCGCGTTCATGGCTTCGTGCTGCTGCTTCTGCTGCTCGGCCACCTGCTCGGCGGTGAGTTCGGCAGGCTGGCGGGCCTTGTCGATCTCTAGCAGCTTGTTCAGCACCTCTTGAGCCTTGTCCTGAGGCAGGCCCAGCTCCCTGAACAGGTCTTGAACCTGAGGCAGTACCGCTTCGTCCAGGGTCTCGCCTTCTGGCAGGGTGAACGCCTCGTAGGCTTCAGGCGCGCCGGCTGGCTTCTCCGCTTCTGCTGGTGCATCGGCTGGCTTTTCAGCGGCCGGCGCATCTCCGCCCATCAGGCTTGCAGGTTCAGCAGCCGGAGCAGCCTCAGCGGCCGGAGCAGCAGCTGGAGCGCCACCGCCATCGCCACCATCTGCTGGCGCCTC